TCCTTTGAGGATGCTTGTGACGTGCTGGAGTATACTACTATCACTCCGATGTGTGGGCAGTTGCCTGATAAGTATCATGAACCTATAAAGATTTTCTATATGCTCCAAGTGATCTGCGAGGCCCTTAATGAGGGATGGGTTGCTGACTGGAATAATACCGATCAGGTTAAATATTTTCCATACTTCAAGTTAGTTGACGGCAAGTTGAAATTTGCCGGGGTCGCGGCTCGGTATTCGCCTTTCGCTCTCGGTAGCGCGTTTTCGTTTGACGTCGCGCGGCTCTGCTATAATAGTGAAAATATTGCCGAGTATGCCGGCAGGGAGTTCGTGGAGTTGTATCATAATTTAATAGTTACTGAATTTTAATCACCTTTTAAACACCATCAAAATGAACAAAAAACAATTCAAACAAATCACATCTTTTGAAGATGCCTGCCAGGTACTGGGCATTGACACAAAACTTCCTGATGTAAGCACATTCCCGGAAGACATGCAAAAGCAGATCATTGCTTTTTACAAACTTTCAATTATCAGCAAGGCCATCAGCCAGGAATGGGTTGCAGACTTTACCAACCATGATCAGTATAGGTGGTTCCCGGTATTTTATATCGAGAAATCGGAGTCAGGAAAGGCCGGGGTCGCGGCTCGGTATTCGTCTAACGATCTCGGTCTCGCGCTTTCGCATTACGTCTCGCGGCTCTGTTATGAGACTGAAGAGATATCAGATTACATGGCAGATGCCTTTGAAGACCTCTACCTTGATTATCTGCTAGGATAACAAGACAACAAAAACAAACTCCCGGAGCTTAAGCGTGAGGCGCTGATCGGATCGGCCTCCGGGAGCCAACAAACAAAACATCAACCTTAAATAATAGCCACCTGAATTGGAAATCTACAACAACATAATGTGTATCAGCGCAAGTCAGCTAATCAGATCGGAGAATAATCCCGCCGGATTTATTTCTAAACCTGGTTACGATAATCTGATACTCAGAAATAAAATTGAAGTTGTACGCAGGGGACATAGAGGATCAACAGCGCTTGTTGCTTTTGACACGCTGAGAAAGGATATCAAAGAATGGGTTATCGAAACATACGGAAACCCTTACGAAATACAGATGGAAGAGAAAGAGCAAAAGCAGCTCACGATTCAGGAACTTGGTTACATAGTTGAATTAGACGAACAGGCAAAAGACTTTTATGCAGAATTCAGACACGATAACGGAATAGGACTCCCGGATGAATTCAAAGAGAAATACACTTTCGCTGCAAGCATACTCAACGCATTCATCAGGAAGTATCAGGAGAGACAAAACACCATCAAGCGCGCAAACGGAAGCTGTAAGAATGTACTTTCTCAGGAAGTATCCTGGTTTAACTCACACCGGGAATGCCTTGAACAAAAATACCCTCATTCATTACCCAAGAACGAACGCAGGTTTATTGAAAAGATGCGCGAATACCAGGATAAAGGATATGTGGTCCTGATATCAGATAAACTGATGAATCAGAACAGGAATAAGATCAAGGGATCAGCTGCAGAGTGGCTCATCGCACAATGGTCTAATCCATTCTGTAAATACACGATCATGCAGCTATGGGAAGCCTATAACATCAAGGCTCAGGAACATATCTGGCCTGCAATAGAAACGCATGTAACCCTGAATAATTTCTTTGATCGTCCTGAAATAAAACGTCTCTGGATTGGCGCACGTTATGGTGAGCTTTCAGCAAAAGAACTTTATACACGTCAACATAGGACTATACTCCCGACAATGCGTGATTCAGTTTGGTACTCTGATGGTACAAAACTAAATTACTACTACCAGGATGAAAACGGAAAGGTCTGCACCTGCATGGTGTATGAGGTTATGGATGTTTATTCTGAAGTGTTCCTGGGATACCACATCAGCAAGTCAGAGGACTTTGAAGCGCAGTATATGGCATACAAGATGGCGCTGAAGTTTGCCGGTCAAAAGCCCTATGAAATCAAATATGATAATCAATCAGGACACAAGAAGCTTCAAAACGGCGACTTCTTAAAGAAGCTAGCACGCTTATCCAGTTTCACGGCCCCATATAATGGCTCAAGTAAGACCATTGAGAGTGCTTTTGGACGATTCCAAAGTCAGTACCTGCACAAAGATTGGTACTTCACAGGGCAGAATATCACTGCAAAAAAGCAAGAAAGCAGGGCAAATATTGACCTGATCATGGCTAATAAAACCAATCTTCCCACGCTCGAAGATGTTAAAAAGACTTATGTGAAGCGCAGACAAGAGTGGAACCTGGCTAATCATTATGCAACCGGCAAATCACGCATTGAGATGTATCAGGAGTCGACAAACCCACAAGCCACTAAACTTGATCTATGGGATATGATTGATATCTTCTGGATCACCACTACTAACCCATCAACTTACCGTTCAAGTGGTATTGAAATTCAGGTTAAGAATCAAAAGTATCCTTATGAAGTATTAACAGCTGAAGGCATGCCAAATCTTGAGTTCATGCGTGACAATGTTGGTAATTCATTCTTTGTAAAATATGATCCGGACGATATGGCCCTTGCAATGCTGTACGAAAAGACATCCAATGGTCTCAGGTATGTTGCAACTGCACAGCCATACATTATGATACATCGTGGTAAGCAAGAACAGGAAGACGGTGAGCAATCATTCATCAAATCAATGGAACTGGCCAACAAAGCAGAGCGCGTCAGGATGCAGAATGATATTGAAGATATACTCGAACGCAATGGATTACATCACGCTCAACAGGGTTTGAATGTACCAAATATCAAGGGTGTTAATTCATCCAGGAAGGCAGTTAAGAAACAAAAAGATGAATATGGTGGCTACGTCAAGAAGTTAAGTAATGTAGTAGCTGCTATCGATGATGAAGATGATCAGGAAATCAATCAATTCAATTTATATTAAACTAAAAGAGCCCCCTTTCGGGAGCCCAATTAACTCAACACAAAAGTATGACAAAAGAGGACAAAATCAAAATCAAAGAAAAACTTTCTGAGTATTGCGATCGTATCGGTAGTCAGAACAAAGCAGCCAACACGCTCAATGGTGTTAGCTCTGCTACAATCAGCAAACTGCTAAATGATGAGTGGGATTTAATTACTGAGGCAATGTTTCGCAACATCGCTACTCAAATCGGATGTAGTACTAAAGAATGGGTAATCGTGGAGACAAGAGATTTTAAGTTATTGACCGGAGTTCTGGAAGATGCCCAGAGTAATTCATTAGTGATGGCTGTGATTGGAGAAGCCGGATGCGGAAAGAGTGCTGTTTCTAAAGCTTACAAAAATGGGCATATAAACTCATACTACTTGAGTTGTAATGAGTTTTGGAATAAGAAATTATTCATGCAGGAATTATTACGCTCAATGGGTGGAGATGGTTCAGGATTATCTATCGGAGAAATGATGGATGAGGTCGTTAAACTTTTCAATAAAGCCGAAAACCCTTTATTAATCATGGATGAGGCAGATAAACTCACTGACCAGGTACTTTATTTCTTTATTACGCTCTATAATAATATGGAAGATAATGCCGGTATAGTGTTGCTGGCTACTGATCACCTGGAGAAACGAATTAAGCGCGGACTCAGGCTGAATAAGAAGGGATACAAAGAGATATACAGCCGGTTGGGTCGTAGGTTCATTTCTTTAAAAGGTGCCGGTAAAAACGATATAACAGCGGTATGCATCGCTAATGGTGTTACCGACAAGGCTGATATCAATCAAGTCATTGATGATAGTGATTGTGATCTCAGACGCGTAAAGCGCAAATGCCATGCAGTCAAGAAATCTAAATCCAACTAAGGTTATGGCACAGGCATTAAGCGTTGATCAGGTCCTTAGAAAACGCCGTAAACTCATGCAGTTTGACGGTGATTGGCTTTCCTGCATTGGTAAACCAGAGATTGCAGGCACATGGTTCATTTTTGGTAATCCCGGAAACGGTAAAACTTCTTTTGCATTGATGTTGTGTAAGTATCTGACCAAGTTCGGCAGGGTAGCTTACAACTCAATGGAAGAGGGTAACTCTGAAACCATGAGGTTGGCTTTTAAACGAATTGATCTCTCATCCTGCGCTCGCAGGGTAGTCCTCCTGGACAATGAACCTATCATGGAGCTGAAGGAAAGGCTCAGAAGACAAAAGGCTCAGAATTTTGTGGTTATCGATTCTATTCAGTACTCAGGAATGAGTTATGATGATTATAAAGAACTCAAGAACGAGTTTCGCAAAACACTCTTTATCATCATTTCTCATGCTGAAGGCAAGAACCCTGCAGATAAACGTGCATGTTCAGTACGTTTTGATGCAAATGTAAAGATATGGATTGAAGGCTTCAGGGCATTCATCTCAAGCCGGTACCGGACAGGTGAAGTATCTGAATTTGATATCTGGAAAGAACAGGCTGATAAATATCACGGTAATAATTTTTAACATGAAAGAGACAGATAATAAAACCAAGTTAGTTCGACTTTATCACACTATCTGCACAGTAAGTCATACGACTGAAGCCCAGCAGAGGAGAATCAAAGATTCATACGGCGTGAAACACATTTCTGATCTACCTGAAGAGAAGATCCAGAATGTCATTAATGAGATCAGTCGTATCCCAAACATGTGGAGACGCAGAGTCATTGCATCTATAGGTGGATGGCTTCGCATCACCGGTAAGCAAGAGAACATCAAGATCATCAAAGCAATTGCATGCAATGCTTCAAAACATGATGATTTTAATGAGATTCCTGTATCCAGGCTTCGCGATCTATACAATGAATTCCTTCAGAAACAAAAGATTTCATTTAAATCCAGCGCTATTCAAGAGTTGATCGTTTATGAAATCCCTTTAAAAAACTAAGGGTATGAAAGGTATTTTATTTACGGAAGAGATGTACAATGCCATCATAGAGGGCAGAAAAACACAGACCAGGAGAATTATAAAAACGCCCAAAAATGCTTTTGGATTTAATGTTTGTAGAAGAAAAATTGATGGTGTTTTTACAGGTGTATATGCTTATGATGCTGATGAAAGAACAATTAAACCGGGTACTGAACAGGAATGGCAAATACTACCTCGTTACAGCATTGGAGAGACTGTATATCTAAAAGAACCTTACATTGATGATATCGCTGTTGAAAAGATATTTTACAAGTTCGAGAAATCAGACAGACAAGAAGCTATTGATTGCGGGTTTGATTACGGATGGAAAAATAAACTCTTTATGCCTGAATCTTGCGCACGTAACTTCATTCAAATTACTGATATTAGATGCGAACGTATTGATACTATTTCAGAAAGTGATTGTATTGCAGAGGGTGTTTTCAAGATGACTGATCCGATTGGAATACCAGGTTATAATTATAATCGGAAAGATAAAAATTTCATGTGGAGTCATGCAAAAAAGGCTTATAGGTCACTATGGAATACGATCAATGGTGTAGATAGTTGGGAATTAAATCCTTTTGTTTTTGTGTATGAATTTCAACTGATACAGTCATGACAGGTAAAGAAGTTAATGAAGAGAAAAAGATGATCGAGGCCCATAGGACACGGATCAAGAATCTTGAGAAGCTTTTTAAGCATACCAGGATTGATGTTAAAGAGTCAGTCATGACCAGGATAAATGTGCTCAAGTATAAGATTGCTGCAGCTGAAGAGAGAATTGAAAGGAAACGATAATTAATCAGTATTTAAAAACAATTTAAAACCCAGTAAAAATGATACAACAAGTTAAAAACAAAGATTGGAGAGATGAAACCGGTAGAAGTATTCCTGTTGAATATATCAGCAAGGTTACACGCCAGAAAGAACGTTATGCAGGTAAAATACTTAAGGAATCAGAGCGGATCACAAAGGACCTTATCAACTTTAAAGCCGATATCAGTAAACTTTGTGATGAGATATTCGAGGCTCAAATGAAAGAGTTCAAAGTAAACCCTGATTATAAAGGAAATTTCACCTGGTTTAATTTTGATCGTTCAATCAAGGTAGAGGTTCAGGTTAATGAGCGTATTGAGTTTGATGATCTAACCATCAAGGCATGCAAGGCAAAACTTGATGAGTACCTGGATGAGAACATTGACAGCAAAGCAGAGTTCGTTAAAGAACTTATTACTGATGCATTCAGCACATCAAAGGGAAAACTTGATACCAAGAAGGTAATGTCGCTAATGAAATACAGAACCAAGATCATGCATCCAAACTTTCAGGATGCTTTAAGTCTACTTGGTGAAGCAATCAGGCGTCCGGATTCGAAAAAGTACTACAAAGTATGGAGTCGTAAAGAAGACGGTTCATATCAATTGGTAGACCTCAATTTCTCATCTATTTAAACTTCCGGTAATGGATCAACTATTTGTAAAGTGGGCTTTTGGAATACTTGTTATCTTAATACTGATTACACTATTCATTTTGTTCGTAAAACTGAATATTAGAAATGAGTATTTCAGAAGCGCCACTACCGGAACCAAGTGTAGATTTAAAAATACACAAGGCAAGAAAGTAAGAGGTTATATCATCTCCAGGCATGATGACAGAGTGAAGATTCATTCTCAAGGTAAAGAGTATAAACGCGAAATCAGAAACACGCTTCCATTATGAAGAAAGTATTTCTATCAGGACCTGTTACCGGGTTAGATTATGATCAGGTTGTCAATAACTTTAAAGCAGCTGAACTGAAGTTGATGGACAAAGGATACCAGGTGTTAAGCCCGGTAAACTTTGTCCCTCCCGGAGAGGATTGGCACAAAGCGATGAGACGATGCATAAGGATACTTAGCGTGTGTGATGCAATCTATGTGCTTGAAGGCGCTGAGTGCAGCCTGGGAGCCACTCTGGAACGTGAAATTGCAATTGCCCTGGAGTTTGAAATAATGTTTGAAGGGATTGATTAAAAGCAGTACTTGTGAAAAAGTATCTATTAACATCGACAGCATTTTCGGGTGAAGTTGAATTCACTTTTAATGATTTAGGTATGCTCAGTTCTTTTGATGCAAGCAGGGCTGATCTGAGTGCAAAACAACAGGAGTGGATTTTGAAAGCAATGCCTGATAAACTAAGCGATGTTCAACGCGTACTGGGTGACTCCAAGACTGCAACGCTCACTGAAGTAAAAGAGACTGTAACATTTGAACAATTCTGGAACCGTTACGATGAGAAGCTTCGAAGTAGCAAAAAGAAAACTGAGTTGCGTTGGAATAGGATGAAGGAAACCGATCAAATAAAGGCTTTCAAATATATCCAACGATATGAGCAGTCTATTCCAATGGGTGTTTGTAAAAAGTATGCTGAAACCTATCTAAATGCAGAGCAATGGAACAATTAACGATAATAGAGATTACGGATAAAGGTGAAGTCAATCAGGTTGCTATCATGACATTCAATGAGAAATATGGTCACGTTAAGAATAAGGACATAGTTCGCAGGCATATGACTAAAATCATCGGTCTGCTTTTTGGATTTAAAGTAAACATACATTATTCATTTAAACCACAAAAAGATGAACAATCTGGTCCAGGTAAATAATCAGCAGATCACCGTACGCGAAAAGAGAACAGAGCTTGCTTTGATGCTTAAAAAGGTTGTGATTAAGCTATCACGTGATGAGTTTGAAGTGGTAGATCAGCTGTGTATGTTGTGGATCAACTCAAAAAAGTGTGAATCTTTAGAAGAAAAGGCGTTATATGTATTAATTTTTGTAAATTTATACAGAAATAGAATAATGCCTCAAATGCTAAAGGTTACTCCTAAAATAACACTGAGCCTTTCGATCCCTGAAGCATATTCTTTGAATTGCGTGCTTACAGATATCGACCTTGTACATTGGCCTTACGAACAATCACTTTGTAGTAAAATAATGTCAGAAATCAATAAGCAGACAATATAATCAAACAACAACAGCCGCCACCATGTGTGATAAAACATCAAAAAACACTAAATGCACCAGGATAGCATATTATTGGGATGAATTATCGAAACACGGAATTGACCCTGAAATATCGCTGTCTTATATGGAGTATGTTTTTAACGTAAAAAGAACGTGGATACTCAGGATTATAAAAGGTTATGTCATCTACTCAAAGGTAGAATTGCCTCATCCGGAAATAGAATCTGCAAACGTTGATGCTTTTGTTCAGAAGCTTTATAAGAATGCTCATATTAATCAGTTTAAAAAGAAATATGCAAAAGTTTAATTTATTAACCCTTAAATTTTATTAAAATGAATGAAAATCAAGTCTCCCTAATTGTAATAATTTTATTTATTTCTTTACTATTAGCTCTTATCATGAGAGAATTAGTTTGTTGGTATTTTAAGATTAATAAACACATTAAAAATCAAGAAAAGATAATTGAGTTACTTTCATCAATTAATCAGTCTGCTTCTCAGAATATCAATAAAGAAAAAAATACTCAAGAAGTTTACAATGAGAATTATATTTATTCTAAACTGGATATTGGTAATTGGTTTAGCAGTTATCTGGATAAATTGGGAATATGGTTTAAGACATTTCTTTCCTATTGGAAAAATTGAAATACTAAACCAATAGCATTTAAACAAGAAAGCCACTCTATTAGGGTGGCTTTCTTGTTTAATCTATTTCAGGTAATATAACTAACTTATCACCCTCCAGTTTTATTGTGGCCCTGA